AGAGAGCAATCTTTTTTGTATTACTACCGTTCTTTAGATTTTGTGGAGACGCAGGATTAAGAACTGTATCAGCAGATATATCTAGAGACGAGCAAGTGCATGTAGCAACTAACAGTTTGGTATGTGCAGAGTTAGGTCTCACACCTAGTAAATCACTTGACCTTTTGAGGAAAGCAACGATCAACTGGGTTATGGAACCTTTGAAACAGAATACCGATAGATATTTAGACAAAAAATTTTGGTTGGATGCTAGCGACAGATTAATGTACGAAGGCAAAGCACCAGAATTTTCTCAGACAAAGGCAGCTAGAATGCCAGCATTTTTTGAACACTCAAATGTCAATCTCCCTCAATACTCTTAAGCTTCATAACGAAAGACTTAAAGATTTAATACAGAAGTTAGATGATAACTTCGGGTGGGAGCCAGTTCACCCAAAAGAATCAATCGAATCAATTATGTATAGATCTGGTCAAGCCAGTGTAATTGATTATATAAAATCCATAGAAGAGGACGAAATCTAATGTGTATATTTGGAGGCGGAGGGGGTTCAGCCCCTGCACCACAACCATTACCACCAGCTCCACCACCACCATTACCTCCAACACCTACGGCACCACCTCCTGATCCAGTGATTAAGGATGTGAACCCACAGGTAAGAAGAGCTAAAGATGACCGTGGTAATAAAACTAAGAACCAGTACTCAAAAGGTACAGGTGATTTAAGAATCAAACTAAAACCAAAAGTAAATACAGGTATGACTGGACAAAGCGGTTCAGGGGGACTTAACTAATGTTAGCCCGTGAGAGATACAATCAACTGGTAACAGATCGACGACAATTCCTAGACAAAGCCGTTGATTGTTCTGAACTCACGTTACCTTATTTAATTCAAGACGATACATCTTCAAGACCTACACACGAGACTCTCAATATTCCGTGGCAATCAGTAGGAGCCAAGTGCGTTGTAGCTTTAGCAGCAAAATTAATGCTTGCAATTCTACCTCCACAAAGCTCCTTCTTTAAGCTACAAGTTAGAGATGACAAGTTAGGTGAAGAACTACCCCCAGACATAAGGAGTGAATTAGACTTATCTTTTTCTAAGATGGAGCGAATGGTCATGGACTATATTGCTGCATCAAATGATAGAGTTACAATACACCAAGCATTAAAACATTTAATTGTTGGTGGAAATGCTCTTTTATTTATGAGTAAAGATGGTATTAAGAACTATCCTTTAAACAGGTATGTCGTGAACAGAGATGGAAATGGTAACGTCCTAGAAATAGTTACAAAGGAATTGATAAATCGCGATGTACTCGGTTTCGATCTTCCAAAGAAGGAACCCAACACAGTCGTTGATAAAAGCTATGGTACTCATTCTGATGATGTCGAAGTTTACACGTGCGTGAAACTCAACAATGGCAGATGGGAATGGTATCAAGAAGTAGAAGATATGATAATACCGGGAACACGTAGTACAGCTCCTAAGAACGCAAGCCCTTGGCTCGTTCTCACCTTTAATTCGGTGGACGGAGAACAGTACGGACGTGGTAGAGTAGAAGAGTTCCTTGGTGATCTCAAATCTCTCGAAGGATTATCACAAGCCCTAGTCGAAGGTGCGGCTGCCGCCAGTAAAGTAATCTTTCTGGTCAGTCCCTCTTCAACTACGAAGCCAGCGACTATCGCAAAGGCTGGAAATGGAGCAATCGTGCAAGGGCGTGCAGAAGATGTACAAGTTGTTCAAGTCGGTAAGACGGCAGATTTTTCAACAGCCGCAAACATGGCTCAAACAATAGAGAGAAGATTGCTTGAAGCTTTCCTCGTAATGAACGTAAGGAATGCAGAGAGAGTAACAGCAGAAGAAGTAAGACTTACACAGTTAGAACTTGAGCAACAGCTCGGTGGCATCTTCAGTTTGTTAACAGTATCTTTCTTAATACCTTATTTAAACAGAACTTTGTTAGTTCTACAAAGAAGTAATGAGATTCCTAAACTACCAAAAGATATTGTACGTCCACAAATAGTGGCTGGTATAAATGCTTTAGGTAGAGGATCAGACAGAGAAGCACTTACTCAATTTGTTGGTACAATAGCCCAGACGTTAGGACCTGAAGCTCTAATGGCATACATAAATCCTGAAGAAGCAATTAAGAGATTAGCTGCTGCACAAGGTATAGATGTATTGAATTTAGTTAAGAGTCCACAACAGATGGCAGAAGAGAAAGAACAGAAGATGCAAATGCAACAAAGTCAAACATTACTTGAACAAGCTGGTCAATTTGCTAACAGTAAAATGGCTGATGGTCAAAACCTACAACAGCTTGGAGAAAACTTACAACCACCACAACCTGAATAATGGCAGAAACTTTATCATATGATAATACTCCTGATGCAGAGGTCTTAACCGCAGAGGAACAAGACTCTCTAGCAGTAGGAGAAAAGCTAGTAGCAGAACAAGAACAATTACTAGCTGGTAAATACTCAAGTGCTGAAGAATTAGAATCAGCTTACTTATCATTACAAAAGAAACTTGGACAAACAGAAGAAGAAGAAACAGACTACGAAGAAAGTGACGAAGGATATGCAGAGGAAGAAGAAAGCGATGAAGAGGTATCTGATGATGCTCCTGCGGTCAGTTTAATAAACGAAGCTTCAGAAGAGTATTATGCAAATGATGGTACACTCAGTGACGAAACTATTGAAAGGTTTTCTGAAATGAGTAGCCAAGATTTAGTAGCGGCTTACTTAGAAATCCAAGCTAACAATCCTCAAGCTGCTCAACAATCAGTTGAGATGTCTGAAGCACAAGTAAACAGTGTTCAAAACTCAGCAGGAGGAGAAGCTAACTACAACAGAATTGTAGAATGGGCTGCTAGTAATCTTCCTGAAAATCAGATCGACGCATTTGATTCTGTAGTTGACTCAGGTAATCCGGCGGCTATTGGTATAGCTTTCCAAGGGTTACAATCTCAATACAATGAAGCCAATGGTTACGAAGGTAGAATGCTACAAGGCAGAGCACCTTCTTCCTCTGGTGAAGTATTTAGATCTCAAGCAGAACTTGTCGCAGCGATGGGAGATCCACGCTATGATACAGATGAGGCATACAGAAATGATGTCCTCCAGAGATTAGATCAATCAGACTTACAGTTCTAAGTACATAGTGGCGACCCGAATCGTATCGTCCTCGCCATATATGTAAACCACCACACCGAACTATTATGAGAACTACCGAATACGGTAAACAGAACATTTACGCAAACGAGACTCCAGCAAGAGTCATCGAAAACTATCCAATTAACACCAATCCTTTTATGACTAATGAAGCGGAACGCTTTAACGGCTGGGCTGCAATGCTTGGTTTCGTTGCTGCTCTTGGCGCATACGCCACTACCGGTCAAATCATCCCCGGCATTTTCTAAGGAAATAGATCCTTACAAATGGAAGATGACTTGCTTTGACTTTTTAGAAGCAAGATATAAAATAATACTAGATGAGAACCTACCTCTTAAGAATAAGATGGATCTCATCTCTTTTTTCCTCTCCAAAGTCGAAGAGGAATGCGACAACATTCACTTAAATTAATTAATCACATGGCTGCAATCTCAGTAACAAGAGACACTACAACCAACTGGCAGAGATTTTGTGAGTGGGTAACAAGTACAAACAATCGCCTATACGTAGGATGGTTTGGAGTACTAATGATACCTTGCTTACTAGCTGCTGCAATATGTTTTACTCTCGCCTTTATCGCTGCTCCACCTGTGGACATCGACGGCATACGTGAGCCAGTTTCCGGCTCTTTATTATACGGGAACAATATAATATCAGGAGCTGTCGTACCTAGCTCTAACGCAATCGGACTACATTTCTATCCTATATGGGAAGCTGCTACGCTAGACGAGTGGCTATATAATGGCGGACCATATCAGTTAACTATATTCCACTTTCTCATTGGAGTGGCTGCATACGCAGGAAGACAGTGGGAACTATCTTACCGTTTAGGTATGAGACCTTGGATCTTTGTAGCTTACATGGCTCCAGTCTCAGCAGCTCTAGCGGTTTTTCTCGTGTACCCTTTCGGACAAGGGAGTTTCAGTGATGGTATGCCTCTTGGTATTTCTGGTACTTTTAACTTCATGTTCGTATTCCAAGCAGAACACAATATCCTTATGCATCCGTTCCACATGCTCGGTGTTGCTGGGGTATTCGGTGGATCTCTTT